GTCAATGATGATGACCTTGTGTTTAGAATCTGACGTAAGTGAGACGGTCGAAGCGAAGTTTTTCGCATTGTTTCGGACAGTATCCAAAAATCTGCCCTCGTCGGATCCATTGATGACATATACATCTACTCCAAGTTCATTGCAGAGAGCCTTGGCAACCGTGGTCTTACCAATACCAGGAGGACCAGCAAGAAGCATATTAGGAATCTCGCCCTTATTTAGAAACTCTTGAAACATCTGCTTCGCAGAGTCAGGAAGAATACACTCTTCAATAGTTTTGGGACGGTATTTCTCCACCCAAATAAAATCACTCATAATCAAGTCCAATCAGGTTTTTTCAATACAGAGGTAGGAACAATTTCCAACCATTCATTCCCATCAAAAATATACAACTTGTGTGTAACTTTGTCAAGGAAAACATCACCTTTCTGGTAGTTCATACCCATTCTGGTTTGCGTTGTGGCATACGAAGATAGTTGTCTTTCACCCAGGGTTTGGATGCGATATACATCTTGTATGCAGTAAAAATGTCAATACTCTTGTCATTCTTGAACTCATCAGGTCCCGCAAAAACAAAAGGAGTTGTTTCTTTACCACTACGACCTTGTGGATCAGCACAAGGGAATATCCTTGATGCCTCTACAAGAGTATTATAGCATGTATGTTTCTTCTCATACCTTAGATAATACTCATCACACAGAGCAATTCCGTGTTCAATCAACCATCTCCAATTGTTGACATACTCTGATGCCCATTTTGTGCAAGGGTGATTGCGAAAAGCACCCTTCTCCGTGGCATAAGGCGTACCGTCTGCTTTGGGAAGTGTACCGAATCCGTGACCCCATTTATCAGAAGCAACAATAGCAAGCATCTGACAACACTCTAAGGGCATCTTGACAATATGCTTATCAGGAAGAACCTTAGCAGATGCGAAAGGGTCAGGAGAAGTAACAAAGATGTTCATTCCAAAGGTCGAATAAATTCATTCAAGATAATGTCGGTGGATTCCAACATTCTTTGCATGTATTCTACACCTTTTTCGGGTGTAGTGTGGTCACCGCAAGTAAAAGCGTCACAAACTGCCATACCTTTCTCTGGCCAAGTATGAATGCTGATATGGGACTCGGCAAGCATAGCGATACCAGTGAATCCCTGAGGTTCAAACTTGTACACAGAAAGATTAAGGAGGGTTGAATTACATTCCTTTGCTGCATTGTACAGCATTTTTCTCATGTAGTTTTCGTCCTCCATCAACTCAACATTGCAACCCTTCAATGTAAAGAGGATGTGTCTCATCAACCGAAGCTGGAATCAGGTTCCAGAGCGATATAGTAAGTGAGGTTATACTTGGTGTTAGTAAACTGAGAGAGCAGTTTAGAAGAGACTACAACATCATAGGCACCAGGGATGATCTTGATGTTTTCTACCTTAAAGTTAAAGGTAAATTCTTGGTCGGTCTCACCCACAACGATAGCATACTCGTTAGAAGTGTCGTTCTTCTTATCACGGACCACCAGTTTGATGACACCTGCTTCACCAACAGCAGAGAGGTCGGGCAGTTGATAAACTTGTGCTGCCTTTACCAGTTTCTCCAAAGAAGAACTATCAAGTTGAAAACAAACATCCTGAGAGGGGAGATTGATTTCTTTTTCGGGAGGAGAAACAATTACATTAGGATCAGCGAAGAAATACTTCACACGACGCTTACCTTCACGAATGCTGAGATAAGAATCTTCCTTAAAGTCAAGATCAGGATCAGCATGAAGACTCAGACCATTGAGAAACTGGTTGAGGTCATAGATTGCAAAGTCACGGGGAAACTCTTCTTTGATTTCTGCCTCTGCAAGAATGTTCTTAGCAACCGAAATAGTGCGAAGACGATTACCCTCTTTCACAAGAATGGAATTGTTAATCCCAGCAAAGTTTTTGAGAATGGTGAGAGTATTGTCAGAGAGTTTCATAGTATTGGGGTTCAGTTTCATTGGTTGTAGGTTTCTCGTTGTGCGTTCTTGTCATTGAAATTCATCAGAAGAACAGCATAGTGCAGAATCTTCATAATGTCACGACGTGCGGTGCCTTTCTTATCATAGCGAGAGGCATATTTGAGAATATTACTACGGCAGAATGCTTCTCCATCTCCACAAGCCTCAATTAAATCCAAAGTTTGGATTCTATCATCACCTGCGGAATAATGTTGATTATAAGTTCCTCGGATATATTCAAGAAGTTCTTTTACAATCTCTTCTTCGTTGTATTTCCAGGGAGTTGCAGGAGAGTTGGGAATAATGTCTTCGCTCATATTCAAATTAAAAGTAATGTGATCATCTCCCATTCCACCACGGACATGGGAACCAGTAAAGTCATTGATAGAAAAAGGATGCTCGTCCATTTTTAGCTCATCATAAAGTAGGGACCAAGAATTAACCATAGCAGAAAAGGAAATCATTGACAAGTGATTCTGCTTTTTCTTTTCCAAACTTGCTGGAAAGATATCCACTTACAGGATCCAGGCGTTTCATATATTTGTCGAAATCCCCGTAAGTAGATTGAGCAGAAGACCCACTAGGTTTCTTTGATTCTAGCATTTCTTTGTATGCTTGTAAATAGGCAGCGAAGTCATCAAGATAATCATTCACCTGATCCATCGTGCATTTACGGACAAATACATTTTCAGAGAAATGATTACCAGGTTCAAAGAATCTAAATGTTCCTTCTGCCTTTGGTAGATCTGGATGGGAGAACAAATAGTTCTCTACTGGATGTTGAAAGTCAAATACAATAATGACTTTCTTATCAAAGAATCCCATCAGATCCATTCCGAAACAGGGTAGATTCTCACCCGTTTTTGGATAGATGATGTTGTTGTAGATGCAGGACTTGTCATCCCATATCTCAACTTCCCTGGACTTGAGAACGTATTTGTTGTTATAGATCTTGGCGGAGAGGGAGGTGCCGTTGTCCTCCCAGTCTGCCCAGTCACAAATGTTCTCAAAGTCAGGGAAGGTATTAAAAAGGAGCTTCTTGTACTCCTTCCACAGGGAGTTGGAAGTCGGCGTCAACTTTGTCATAGAGTTCAAGGAATGCTTGTTTAGTTTCATCATCAAAGCGATTTACACACACTTGGATTGCTTTCGCTTTGTCTTGGAAGATTGCATAGGCACGAATAATGTGAACCAGGCGGCGGGTGCTAATGATTTCCTCAATACCACCATCGTAGAAGGTTTTGCGGATAATGTCTGCCCAATCACAGAGACGCTTCAGGAAATCAAGATCAGCAGTTTCCTTAAATGCTCCAATAGAAGCAGCAACTTTATAGAGAATCTTGTACTCATTGGCAGCGGTGGGATACTCCTGCTCAAAGGTCACAGGGAAACGCTCCAGGAATGCCTCATTGAGAACATTGGTGCCGATAAAGCGTCCATCATCAGAACCCTTACCCTTGGTGTTTGCAGTGGCAATCACATTGAATCCAGCAGCGGGTTTAACCCACTTACCGATCTTTTTAAGGAAGACACCTTTACCTTCAAGGATGGATTGGAGACAAAGGATTTTGTTGGAAGCGAGGTCGATTTCGTCCAGGAGTAGCACTGCTCCTCGCTCCAATGCTTCGATGACGGGTCCGTTGTGCCAAGCAGTATTTCCATCAACAAGGCGAAAGCCACCGATAAGATCATCTTCGTCAGTCTCAATAGTAATGTTTACACGAATCAACTCACGACCAAGTTGAGCACACGCTTGCTCCACACTGAACGTTTTACCATTACCCGAAAGACCCGTAATGAACGTCGGATAAAAAAGATTGGATTGAATAATCTTTTTAATATCACCAAAGTTACCAAACTTGACGAAGGTATCATCTTTATCTGGGATAAGATTTTGTTCAACAGCAGGAATAGCAGCAGGTGCATTTACAACTTGCTCAAACTGCTCTCGTGCTTCTTGAATGGTTAGATTCCATTTACCGCGAGCAGTTTTGTATGTAGAAAGTTTGTTGGTGACAGTCTGATAGTTGGAACCATTCATTGCACACCAGGCACGAATGTCGGCAGCAGTTACAGACTCACCATACACTGCTTGAAGCGAGGTGCGGATGTAGTCGGCGGAGATGGTCATGATGTCGGTTGTTTGTTTCAACTGAGGTAATTATACAAGAAAAAAGGGGTGCCGAAGCACCCCAGTGGACAGTTACAAAAGTGGATCAACCGTCGTTAGTCTCCAGTTCTTCCAGTTCCTTGATCAAGGTCTTCTTACTGTGACGCTTATCAAGCTCAACACCAAGTGTTCTACCATAAATTTCCAACTCATCTTTGGTGAGTTCTTCGAGAGCAACTGCTTCCGCAGTTTCTTCGACAGGTGCTTCAACAACTACTTCTTCTACAACAGGTTCAGGAGCAGGTGCTGCCTCAACCTTAGGTGCAGGTGCGGGTGCTGCCTTTTTACCTTTAAGTAAATCTTTAAATCTGCCCATTGTTCTGTATACAGTTTCATATTATTTATTAAAAAAGGAGGTCCGAAGACCTCCTGGAAATACGTCAATCAGAGAAATTTATTTACGACCCATAGATTGTGTATGAGACTTCACATTTGAACCGTCATACATACCATCTCTGGCATAGGTTCCAACTGGTCCTATTCCACTAACTCTGGTGTCTCCTTTTTTAGTGGGTCCACCAACTCTAAT